CATAAGTTGGGAAACCAGGAAGATTAATTATGGGTTGTGACACAATATCATACAGTGCTTTTCATTATTTAATGACAAAAGTAGAAAAAGCCTGGAAAAACAGACGAATAATAATAGATCCAGGTTCGCCCGGCCATTACAGGATAGGGAAACGTATTAAAAAGGAATGTTTAAATAGTGGTAAATTGTTATTAATGTTAGATTATGATGCTTTCGATACACAACATACTTTAGAAGCGCAACAAGCAGTCATTAATGAGTTATGTGATATAATTAATCTAGATGATAGTGAGAGAATTAGGTATGTTGATTCTTTTAATAAAATGTATATGTATTGTAATGGTAAATACATTGGTAAAGCTAAATATGGTTTGATGTCTGGTCACAGATGTACAACTTTTATAAATAGTGTATTAAATAGTGCTTATATCAGGATGTGTAGTAGTAATTTTTACGACAAGTTTTTTAGTATACATATTGGTGACGATGTTCTATTAGGAGTAGATAAATACAGTGAGGTTGAGATATTACTCAATAATCTAGAATCAATGGGTTTTAAATTAAATAAATTTAAACAGAGTTTAGGATATTCATATGCTGAGTTATTGCGTATAGTATTCAACAGAGATAGCTGTAGAGGTTATTCATGTCGCACTATAGCAAGGCTAACAAGTGGTAATTGGGAAACTGAATTACCTGTCAATATGCATGAATCATTATGTTTATGGGTTATTGGTGGTAGGACATTATATAATCGGTCTCAATCTAAAGGATTAATGGAAGTACTTAGCTTCCAGATGAGTAAAAGCACTAGTATTAAACGTGGAGAATGTTATGGAATATTAATAGGAAGATTTGGAATTAATGGTGGATTTGTGACTGGAACAAGGGGTGTTTGGTATGGTTATGATGTATTGATGAATAAAACTAAAAATGAACAGTTACAAAATGAAGAAAAAGCATGGTTAGATAGTATGCCGCATAATAGTACAAATGATTACCTATCTAAGGGTATCTCTAGCGTAGAAAGAGAAGTTATTGAAAATTTAAATTTATCTGTTAAGTATAAGATGTTAGTATCATCATATGGTAAGAATGAACATCTTCAACGTGATAAAGAATATTACCCAATAACATTATCAGACTTACGAGTTAAGAGTACATATGGAGGTGTCAGTCTACAGTCAATAAGTTCAAAAACTGATGATTGTGGCCTATTATTAAAATATCCTATTCTAGCTTTGCTCAAAGACGAATTACGACTAGAAAATTTAATGTTTATATTAAATTTATTACAAATAGAACCAACAAGTAATATCGTCAGTCAGTGTTGGGGAGAAGACGGTGGTTTCAACGTCGCAGATGCTCCTTTATCATATGATGTTGGTTCACGATGTTCTGCAAAAATAAGAAACAAAATGATTTATGTTGATTATCCCATTATGGTTTAATTAACATAATCAAACAAACGAGTACAATTTATACGAAAGTATAATAATTTATTATTTAATAATAAAA